GTTCAAGAGTTTCCGGACACGTTGTTTTATGATTACACCAAGCGCTCGAAAAGGTTAGGCAAGACGCCTGAAAACTACCGATTGATGTTTAGCTATTCGGGCATGCCTGCCTATCAGAAGCACGTAAAAATCGCTCTGAAGACGGACGCGCCAATGTCTGTGGTATTTCGTGGGCCTATGCCTAAAACGTTTCTAGGTAGGCCCGTAATCGATGGAGACGAGTCAGATCTATTCAATCTATTCGCTGGCCCGGTGATCGTAGGGCTACGCGCCAAAGGCGCAGCTAAGACGGAAGATTCCGCATTTATAGTTGACACCAATCTAATAGCGAGTGCCGCCTAATGCCTAAAAAATGGAATACCGAAAAGCGATACGAAACCGGGAGCGATTGGGTACGCGCTAGCCTGAAGCATGCGGGCATAGCTACAAAAGGCGATGAGATGACGCGTTATTGCGATCTAGTGGGGTCAACCTGCAAACGCCGTCAAGGTGTTTGGACGCGCCTAAAGAGACCGCCACGCGATGATCGCGGGCTCATATGGTATGCATTCAAGATTGCAATGCATTATGCTCGATGGGGGGATTATGGGCCATGGTCTGAAGCTTTAACGTTCCAGTTAATGGACGCTAGCGATAAAGCCCGCGATGATTTCGAGTTTGTACTTGATCAAAGCATAAGCATTGCCAAGAAAAGAAAAGGAGCAAAAGAAAATGCCTAGAAAGAAAACAGACGCACCGCTGCGCGAGATCGACAACGAATGGAGCGTAACTTTGATTGGATCAGCCGTCCTATTGATCTTGATCTTTAGCCTAGCATCGATCACCTAAAGCCCTAAACCAAACCGATTAAAGCCCGCGTTGAGCGGGCTTTTTTTTGCCTGCAGATCCTGCAGCCCTGCCCTAACATGAATGAAATTCATATGCCCACGCATATGATCAAGCAAGCTCAATCGTTGAAATATTCGACGCGGTAGCATAAAGACTCGCTAAGTTATTGATTCATATATATATCAGTGAATCGATGGGTCCTTATAAATCGATCAATGCGCGGGGATTTCGCGACCGCGCACTTCCGCTAGTGACAGAATTTCATGAATCTAATTCATGTTGACGTGCCTTGTCAGGTAAAGCCTTGACAGCTATCATAAGAAACCTTGACAAGGAGCATGTATGAGTACAGGTGGTGTAAAGCTAGGCGGGACCTACGATCAGGCTAGGACCCGTAAGGTTACCGCTGAGGCTGAGATAGCCGAACTGGAGCTTGCTAAGGTTAAAGGGGATTTAGTCGTTGCCGAAGATGTCGTGCAAGCATGGGAAAACGTGCTTGGCGCATTAAAAGGTAAACTGCTATCTATTCCTACGAAAGCTGCACCCGTGGTTGCCGCTGAAACAGAGCCAGCGATATGTCAAAAGATCTGCGAAGACCTTATATTGGAAGCGCTGGAGGAATTGTCAAACTATGACCCAAAAATCGACGCAACAAGAACTACGACTACTGAGCAACCATCTGAAGAAAGCGATGGGAACCCTGAAGGCACCCAAGCGCCTAAGCGTAAGCGAGTGGGCAGACCAAAAAAGGCGGCTAGACTCACAGAGTAGCGCAGAGCCTGGTCGATGGCACACATCGAGGGCTGAGTATCAGCGAGGGATCATGGATGCATGTTCTGATCCTGAGATCAAAGAAGTAGTTGTAATGGCTGGTGCGCAGCTAGGAAAGTCTGAAGCGTTGTTAAACATTATCGGATACCACATCGACAATGACCCTTGCCCGATCCTCATGCTTCAACCTACTCTGGATATGGCTCAATCGTTCTCGAAGGACCGAATAGCTAACGGGCTTCTGCGTTCCACGCCGTGCATTCAGGGAAAAGTAAAGGATCCACGGGCAAGGGACTCAAACAATACCACACTGCATAAGATCTTTCCTGGTGGTGCAATCAGCATAACGGGTGCCAACAGCCCTAGTTCTCTCGCCAGCAGACCCATCCGCGTGGTCTTGTGTGACGAGACCGACCGCTACCCTACGTCAGCAGGTGCAGAAGGTGATCCGATCCAGTTAGCGCGTAAACGTACCGCTACCTTTTGGAACCGTAAGATCATTATGGTTTCTACGCCAACCAATAAGGGCGCATCAAGGATTGAGGATGCGTATGAGATCTCTGATAAGCGCGAATACTATGTGCCCTGCAAGCATTGTCACGAGTACCAAACGCTGAAATGGTCAAACGTCCGATGGCAGGATAGGGATCCGGAGACAGCCGCTTATCTTTGCGAGGAATGCGCAACATTCTGGTCAGACAGTGATCGTAGGTGGTCGATCAGAAATGGTGAATGGAAGGCAACAGAAGTATTTAGAGGTATTGCCGGATTCCGTATCTCTGGGCTGTACAGCCCGTGGACGCCATTATCTGACGGCGTGAGAGATTTTCTTAATGTTCGCAAGAATCCTGAACAGCTTCGCGTATGGACGAATACTTACCTTGGCGATCTCTATGAGGACGCTGGAGAGCAGGTCGATGACTACGCATTAGCAGAGCGCCGAGAACCGATGGAGCTTGTGCCAGAGGATGTCATGTTCATTACCGCTGGTGTGGACTGCCAGGCAGACCGCCTTGAGGCTAGCGTAGTGGGATGGGGGCGCGATGATGAGTCTTGGGTCATTGATCACAAAGTTTTGTACGGCGATCCTTCAACGCCGCAAATGTGGCAGTTGCTAGATGAGACGTTAATGCAACGGTACGAAACAGAAGACGGCAGAGAACTTCCTATTCGCGCCTCCTGCATCGACTCGGGTGGTCACTATACAAACACGGTCTATTCGTTCTGCAAAAAGAACTGGGGCAAACGATACTTCGCGATCAAGGGTGTTGGTGGTGAGGGTAAGCCCATTGCTGGCAAGCCAAGCAAAAACAACTCGCTAAAGTGTCCGTTGTTTTCTATTGGAGTTGATAGCACTAAAGACTTACTCTTTGCGCGTATGCGAATCAACGAACCGGGCGCAGGATACATACATTTTTCGGACACGTTAAACGATGAATACTTTCGTCAGTTAACGGCTGAAAAGATCATCACAAAGTTTCACAGAGGCTACAAAAAGAGGGTGTTTCAGAAATTCCGCCCGCGCAATGAGGCGCTCGATTGTATGGTGTATTCAATAGCCGCTTACGCTATACTCAACGTAGATGTCAATAGCATATCTGATAGGTTAAAATCTAGGCCCGAAGAGGTAGTTGAAGAAGAGCCTCAAGAAACTAAGCAGCCATTCGTTCCAAGGGTAAGACGCGGCAACGGAGGCTTTGTCAACGCATGGCGGTAATATGGCAGATACGAACTATTTTGACAATGTTAGCGAGGGCGAACCCGAAACAATTGTCGTTGGTGATTACCTTCAGTGGAAACGAACTGATCTAGCTAGAGCATACGACCCTTCGCTTTATACGCTTTCGTATCTTGGTCGAATTGCTGGTGGTGGTAACGAAATTACAATTACCGCAACCAGTCAGACTGACCACTTTTTGATTCAAGTATCCTCGACGGTTACTGCGAATTACAATCCTGGTCGATATCATTGGCAATTAGAAATCACCAGAGACTCTGACGGCGAAAGGATCGTAGTTGATCGTTCGCATTCAGAGGTCATCCCAGATCTTGAGGTCAATTCTAGTGACCCAAGAACACACGCAGAAATCATGCTGGACAAGATTCGCTCATTGCTTCAAGGCAAGGCTGATTCTGACGTTAGCAGTTATTCTATTGCTGGCAGAAGTTTGACTAAGATGACGTTTGAGGAATTGACTCAAGCGGAAGCATATTTCCACGCTAAGGTTGAGGCAGAAAATGCCAAGCTTAACGCTAAAGCACATCGTGATACTGGGGCAACAGTAAAGGTAAGATTTTAAATGGGCATACTAGACGTATTTAGAAAAAAGGCAGAAGCCAAACCCGTGGCAAAACGAAAGTACCATGGGATTAATACTGGGAGATTGTTTGCCGACTTCAACGCGTCAGACGCATCTTCAGATAGCGAGTTGCGGTGGGCGATAAAAGAGCTTCGTAACCGTTCACGCGATCTTGCGATCAATAACGAATATGTTCGCCGATACTTTGACCTGTTAAAGACCAATGTCATTGGTGAAAAAGGCGTTTTATTGCAGTCGAAAGCGCTTGATTCGGTGGGAAATCTTGACCAAAACGGCAATCAGGCTGTCGAAAATGCGTTCAAAATGTGGGGAAAATACGGCAATCCTAGCGTATGCGGAAAGCTAAGTTGGATTGATGTGCAGAAATTGGCAATGGAAACGCTCGCAAAAGACGGCGAAGTATTCATTATCAAGCACCGAAATAGCGATTTCCATGACACTTTTGCGCTCGAATTTATCGAAGCAGACCAAATTGACGAGACTTTGAACAAAACTGCCGATAATGGTAACGAAATCCGCATGGGCGTAGAGCTAAATCAGTTCAAACGGCCAGTTGCGTACCACATGATTGAGTATCATCCAGGCGATTACGACTGGGCGATCAAAAACAAGCAGAAAAAGCATCGAAGGGTGCCAGCAGACCGCGTAATTCATTTATTTAAGCAGTTACGGCCCGGCCAGACCCGTGGAGAGCCTTGGCTAACGCCTGCGATCCCGGCAATTAAGCAATTAGGCGCATTTCGCGAGGCAGCAGTCATAAATGCTCGTGTTGGCGCATCAAAAATGGGATTTATCGTCAATAAGGGGTCAGATGGCTTCATTGCAGACGATTATGAGGATAATACGCCGATAATCACGGCAGAACCGGGTTCCTGGCACGTTTTAGGGCCTCAGCAATCGGTTGAAAGCTGGGATCCAGCGTTCCCTAACAATGAATTTGACACCTTTCACAAGTCAATTTTGCGAGGCATAGCGAGTGGATTGGGCGTTTCATACACATCACTTTCTAACGATTTGGAGGCTACTTCGTACTCAAGCATCCGACAAGGTGCGCTAGAAGAGCGTGATTTCTACAAAAACATGATGTGTTTCTTCATCGAGCATTTTGTCAGGCCCGTTTATGACGCTTGGCTTGATGCGGCAATGGAAATTGACTCATTTGGCATTCCTTTACGCCAATACAACAGATTTTCAGCGGCTGCGGAGTTCCGTGGACGAGGATTTAGCTGGGTTGACCCGCAAAAAGAAATGTCAGCAGCCGTTATCGGTCTGCAGAACGGTATTTTGAGTTTGGGTCATGTAGCAAGCCAATACGGCATGGACACTGAAGAGCTTTTGAGTCAAATCGCTCGCGACAAGCAGCTTGCAGAGCAATTTGGCGTTGAATATGCGATTGAACCTTATGGCAATGCCAAGAGGAACGATCAGGATGAAGACGATGGAGAGCGAAGCCTAAATCAAGCGTTAGAGGAAAGCCTAAAGAGGGCATTTAGCGTTGAAGATTAACCAGGCGTTAGCACTGTTCCTTGAGCGGCTGCAAAAGGTTGAAGACAAACGTATTGCAGACGTTGAAAAGCTTTCTGAAAGTATAGAGAAAGTCAGAAAGTTTAAGCTGGTGCCCGGAGAAAAGGGCGACCGGGGTGACACTGGCGAGCGCGGCCCGCAGGGAGAACAAGGAAGGGACGGTGTCAATGGCCGGGACGGGATCCCAGGCCAGGTAGGGCCTCGCGGACCAAGAGGTGAAAAAGGTGATCAAGGACCTCGTGGAGATAAAGGTGACAGGGGAGAACCCGGACCTAAAGGAGAAAAGGGTCCAAAGGGCGATAAAGGTGAGAAAGATACTCAAGGCGCAGAAGGAAAGAAAGGCGCAGAGGGAAAACCTGGACGGATGCCGCGTCACCGTGTCAAGAACGGCGCGATTGCTTTTGAGCAACGACCAGGTGAATACGGTCAATGGGTAAAACTAACCCAGACCAACCAATATTTTGCTGGCGGTGGTAGCGCCAAAACATGGATAGATTACGCAGTGGGATTTATATCAGACCCGACATTATTAGGCGTCTATGATTCAAACGAAGTGTACGAATATACTTATACCGATCAAACGCTTTATCGTGTTATCGCAACAAATAGCGATACGTTTTATCGTTCTTTTGTTGATGGGCAAGCATCTGATGTAGTTGTAGCGAGGGCTATCTGATGGCGGCTGCAAGCTATAACAGCGACTTAACGCTACTCGTTGATTCTGGGGTCACTAGCTCTTTTTCCGGTATTCAGCAAACAGGCGGTGGCGCTGGCGTTAACGATCCAGAAACGGATTATTACATTCAAGACACCGAATGTTGCTCTCGCAATGCGTGGGCTGGCAGTTGGAAGGGGATGATCGCGAGCGGAACTGCCCTTTCTACTTTGACGACTGGCTCACTTAACGCGGTTTATACTTGGATAACCCATCACACGCCAGGGTCACTAGGCGACAAGGCAACAGATGGCGGTATTCGCATCGTGCTAGGAAGCGATGCAAGTACCTACAACGAGTATTACTACGCGGGAAACGATACAATCGATTATGGAGCGCCATGGATTTGCGCGGTTATTGACCCTGACCAGGGGACACAAACCACAGGAACGGTGACAACAGCGAATATTGATTTTTATGGTGGTGCTGCGAACTTGCCATCAGGGGGTCCAACAAAGGGTGCCCCGTTAGGTATTGATATCATTCGGTTCGGTCGATCTATAGAGATCAACGATGGCGTCGGCGCGGCAGCTACGTTCACAGGATTAGCGGCTCAAAATGATGCCACAACGAATCGCTGGGGTCAGTTCCAACGGACACCAGGCAGCACAACGAACTTCACAATGCAATGTCGAATCGAGTTTGGTGACACAACGAACACCACGGCTTGCGAGTTCAGTGACGCCAATAAGAACATCACAATCGCTGACCTAGAATTTGTTGACTCCAATTTCATCGAATTTGACGTGACCCAAGCGTCAGACGTGACCATCAGCAGTTGCAACTTCATTGCGACATCAGG